GGAATTACAGAAAAAGCAGCCAAAGCACCTAATGCAAATGCCTCTAACGCTCTTTCAAACGCTTTTTCTAATGTTGTTGTTGAAATCATAAGTTTTTAATTAGTTAATTACCTAATAAAAGTATATAATTTTTTATCTGAAATTGTATATCCGTCAAGATTTTCAACTTCTTGAACGACCGACCAATCTAATTCTAAATTAAGATAATCTTTCTCATCATTTATCGGATACAATTCCTGACCTTTAATTAAATAAACTGCTGATTTAGATTTTTCTTTGATAAATCGCATATTGTTTTTAGTTAAACTATATTTAAAGCCGTGATTTATATTATAATCCCAAGCAAGTTTTTTAATAATTCCGTCGTATGTATCAAAAATTTCCCAGTATTTGCCATAAACTGAATTGATTAAAACAACTGCGTGATTTAATGGTTTTTCTGTTCGTTGATAAATGCCATTAACCTTATTACTCCAAGCGTGAACTACAACTTGTATTGGTGCTATTTTTAAAGCATATATAAGAGTATCTGGATTTGTTGGTATAATCCACTCGTAATTTATTTTATATTGTTTTAAAAACTCTTTACCTTTGTTTTTTAATTCTTGTGGCACTTCTTGATAATAATTGTCCCAACTTGTCCAAATACTTGGATAATCTTTCTCTAAAATTAAGCCGTCGTGCCTAATGCTATCAGCCACTGTTGTTAACCAGTTGCCCCTGTGCGTGGTGTTAGACATTTTGGCGGTAAATCTATCAGACCAGTTCATTTCAACGCCATACAGACGCTTGTGGAGTATCTCAAGGCAATTTAGGGCGGAGAAGGACACGCAGGCTACCGTTTCTAAACCTCTGTTTTGATATTCTTTTATGGGTAAACAATCCTTCCAGTTTCCCGAAGGATTTATTGGGGTTTCATCTAACGCACCAATAGAATAATCAGTAGGGCGTTTTGGTTGTATGTCTATTAAGTAGTTCATAATTTAGGAACAAATGTTCTTTTAAATTCTTTTACAACACCAGCAGAGATTAAAAGTCTTTCAAGTTTTTCTCGTAATTCTTTTTCTCTTTTCATCTGTTCTGCCTCTAAATTAAATGGGGTAGTTTTTATTCCAGCAAAACTTCTTAACAATTCTTGTGTTGGTGTTCTTGTTGTTCTAAAGGTAGCTGCTTTTGGGTCTTTTCTAATAAGTCTTTCAAATTCTAAAGACCTTCCCATACGCCCAGGCAAAAAAGCAGCAGCACCAATTTGTTGTCTAACCTTTTTATCTAAGGTAGCTTCTATTGGTCCTTCAGCTAAGGGTGGTAAATAAAATTTTAATAAATATTTCATTATATCTCCACCTTGTTGCCAGGGTTCTATGCTATCTCCCCTAACAATATCTCTGCCAAAAAAATCTTTATTTTCAGAAAGTTCTTTAATGGTATTTAATAAAGGAAATTTACCAAATACTGCTTGTGCTGGTGTTGTTGCCCTACCTTCTGCTGAAAAGAATTGACCAGAAACTATATCTCCGAAAGGAACAATATAAGTTAAATCAAAATAAAGATTTCTACCATATTTATCTTTTTTGGGTATACGAATAAATAAACCATTTCTAATATAATCTGGTTGTGCTTCTCGTTCAGCTTCTCTTACTGATATAGGAGAAAGATTTTCAATAGCAGTTTTTATTTTTCCAATGTTAGATATTTTAGTAGGAGATTTAATGACAGTTTTTAAAACTTGTGGAGTTACTTTATAAGTAAAGGTTATAAAAGGAAAACCAAATAAACTCTCTCTTAATTTCCGTATAAAAGGCGTAACTTGCGTATAATTAAATGTGGCTCTTTCGGCAACCTTCCACGCCTCGGTTGGAACTAATCCCTTTTTTCTTTGAAAAATATATTGAGCCATCTTAGCAAAGTTTTCTTCTTTCTGATAAAGGTCAGCTATTTTATCCATTACTTTTCTTGTTCCCCTTTTTAATTTACCAACCTCTGGTCCAAATAAAATATTCTTAATTTCTTGAGCAGCAAATGTATTTAATCCTAATCCCTCTTTAGTAGCTTCTTTATACCATTTTCCCTTAGTTGCTAACTGTTTAGCAGCTTCTCCATAAATATCTAAACGAGTAGGATTAAGTCCTTCAAAATTATTAAGGATAAAATTACTCATAATATTTCTACTATGAGTAGCGGGATTAAGAATAACTTTTCCATATTTAAAACCAGCAACTATTTTTTTTCCAAGTCCACCAGTGGGTCTTAATATCTCTTGTATATCATCAAAAATTGCTTTTGGGATATACATACCAGATAAATTTCCTAATCTTTTTGATACTGGCAATTTTTCAAAACCACTTTTAAGAACATTACTTCCCCATTTTTTAGCAACAACATTAAACAATTTTGCTTGTTCTACTGCTGATGTTAATTGGACTAATGATTTAGCGGTTGGATAACCAGCTTCTAATATTTCTCCAAGAGATTCTCTAACAATATCTGGAATATCTTTCTTTTTCATAAATCGGGAAATATCAATTCTTTTTGGTTTTGCTTTAGCAAATGGTGTTAATGCTTTTTTACCAACCTCTTTTGTCCTATAAAGACGAGCTATATATTTACCAACATTTTTATCATAAGTTGCCTTATCTAATAAACCAACCTTAACTGCTTGAGCTCCAAGCTCATCAAGTTTATTAAATGCTGGTTTTGCTTTTGCTAATATATCTGGAGATAAACTATCTAATTTACCTAATTTACGAGCAGTAGCAATAGTTCTTTGAATACCAGCATCTAATTTAGTTAATGGTTCAGCAATTTTAAGAACATTTTGTTGTCCAATGGCAATGTTTTTAATACTTCTTTCTGCTATTTCACGATAAAGTTTATCTTGTCCGTGTCGATAAATAAACATTCTTCCTAAAACATCACCAGATTTTTTAATAGCAGGAACCTTTGCTAATCCTTTTCCAACAATTTTTCCACCCTTTTTTATTCCTTTTAATGCTTTAGCACCCCAACCCAATACTGGAATATAGGTTAATGGGTCAATAGCAATATCTAATACAAGACCACCAATAACACCAGGTATTCCCAGGTCACCCAAAGCATCTTTATTGGTAAAACTTTGTCGCGTCCTAACCCCTTCTTTAAAAGATTTTCCTTTTACCAAACCAGTAATTCCATATTGTAAAACATTTAAGGTGTCAAATATATCAGAAATAAATCCACCACTAAAAATCTCACCAGGTCTTTCAACCTGTTTCTTAGTAACCTTTGCTACTTGTTTCTCAAGTCCTGCTCGTCTTCCTATCTCAGTAAGTTCAGTAATTTTACTTGGAGTAGCAATTTTTCTAATTGGTATTGGTGATATAGCCATATTTATCTACTAAATAATCTATAAAAAAATCCCTCTTCATTTTCTGTTATTTTTTCAGCAACTTTTTTACCAGCTTTAATTGTTTCAAGTATTACTTCGCCACCAGCAGCACCACCAATAATATCTAACCATTTTTTTCTAAATGCTTTAGCTCGTTGTTTTTCACCTTTTTCTAATACACCCTTTGTTTTATCTAAATCGGTAATTCCTTTTCTTTTTTCTTCTGGTGTAAGATTTGGGTCATTAAGAATAGCCTCTTTTTGTGTTTCAATATCTTCTGGGGTTAAGTCATCTCCAAGTAGTTCTTGTCGTAAAGCAAGTTCAGCCATAAGGGTTTCAAAATTTGTAATATTACCTAATGCTTGTTCTCTACTTAATGCTAATCGTGCTTTATTTAACGCTAATTCTTCTTCTGCCATTTCTTGAGCAGCAGTAGTTACATATTTCTTTTCAAACGGGTCATAAACCATACCCATTTGAGCCATAAGGTTTCTTTCTTCTTCTCTTGAATATATCTGTGAGAGCTTAGAAGCCATTTGGTCAAAGGTTTCAGTAGAACTTGTTTGAATACCATTTTGTAATAAAGTAAGTTGAAGTTGTTTCTTCTGGTCGGCAAGTTCTTGTTCTCTTTCAAGATTTCTTGCCCTTTCACTAAACATAAAATCTAATCTCATTTTTTCCATATCAGATAATTCAGTTGATTCCATTTCAACTTTTAGAGCATCAAGATTTGCCTGTTCAACGGCAATAGCGTCATTAACAGATTGGTCAATTTTAGATTGAGCAGAAAGAACATCTCCCTGAGCAATATCAGCCAAAGCAGCCAAACCCTGTAATTCAATAGACATTTGGCGATTAAGTATTCCCTCTCTGCCCTGTATTAAATGAGCAGATATTGGTTTCCGTCTATTGGCTTCTAATGCTTCCATATATTTAGTTTTGGTTTTTGCCGCACTTTCAAGGATACCAGAAACAGCAGCTTCTTTTTCAGATAAACCATAAGTTTCAGCGGCTTCAGTTCTTGCTTCAGCAACTGCTTTTGGCTTCCCTTTAATTGCTTCTGCCATACGAGAAAAGATACCTGGTCTTGCTGTTTCTTTTTCTTCAATGGTAGGTGGGGCTGGAAGTCCTGGTGTTGGTGGGGCTACTGCGGCTTTCTGGATTTCAGTAAACTCTTTTCCTGCCTTTTTTGTTTCAGCAACACCAATATCAATTATATCACCCATTTTATAACCAGCCATAAGTTCAGGACCGATTGTGGCTACTTGTGACCAATCCTTTCCGCCTGTAAGTTTTTCAAAAGCGGCTTCACTTTTAATTGGTCGTCTTTCACCCCCTTGTATTTGAAATACAGACGGGCTTTCAGCGGTTTTTACAAATTGAGAACCAAAGGGTTGCCCCAATTTATAAGGACTAAAAGCTTCTGGTGACACTTCTTGAATATCACCATAAGTATATCCTTGTTCAGTAAAAGCTTTCGTTCCCAAAAAAGGACTTGCGACCTGTGTTTCTTCGTCAACCTGATAAACGGTTGGTTTATCTTTGACTTTTAAAAGTTTGGTAGCCATATATTTATATTTAATCTATTATTACATTTGCTATATCAAAATTAGTAGCATATATTCTAAAATTCTTAACCTTACAAACACTCCAATAACCATCTACTTCAGTTACCTTAGTGTAAAGTTGTATTAAATCACCAGCATTAAATGCTAATGAAGCATCTCCGTAATCATTATAAACATCAACATAGGTAGTATCTTCTACTCCAATAGGAGAACCATTTTTATAAACTAAACCTTCTCCGTGTCCCAAAGCCTCTGCAAGTTTCATTTCATATTTAACTCTATATGTCCCAGTTTTACCAATTTTAATTTCTTTAACTTTAGCATAATTAAAAACATCAGTATTACTCCTTTCTGTATCAGCAGAAGCTACTAACATATCATCAGAAGCAGTCGGACTTGGAGAAACATTATCATCAACATATTTTTTGGTTGCAGCGTCTTGATTTGCGGTTGGGTCAGTTAGATTTATAATTTTCTTAGATTGCATATCAATCTCATCGGCAGTTTTAAGTTGAGTTTCATTTCCATCTATTTCCCATAAACCAGTATTTTCATTATCATCTACATACTTCTTTGTGGCTGCATCTTGGTCTTCTGTGGGGTCTTTAACGCCAGTTATTTTTTCACTACCAGCAGCCAATCCAACACAAGTTATTTTTCCGTCTTTATCAATAGATGCTTTTTCTGTTCCATTATTTAACCAAGAAACAAGTTTAGCACCAGCAGTTGATAAAAGTGCTTTAGTATCAAATTTCCAACCAATGGCAGTAGCGGAATTAGCAATCTTGCTTAAAAACTTTCTTAAAAAAGAATTACCAGTATAACTATTCATTTCTCTTTCAAACTTTATTGGATTTAAGGGTTCTTCTTCAATTTTTTCAACATCTGTGTTAATTGGAACTTCTTTTATTTCTTCAATTTTGTTCTCCTCTTGGTTCATATTCTAATGTTATTGAATTTATAATTATTGGATAAGTATCTGTATTTTTTGTAATCAATTCTAACATAGCGGCATTATGAATTTCTTTTCCACCACAATCAAAATATACATAATTATCCTGATAAGAATTTATAGTTTGTTTTCCAATTCTTTCAAATGGTAAAATATTTACAAGAATAGTTTTTTCGGTTTTATCTTTTAAATTATCATTTAAAGTCCATTGTTCTGTGGCTGTTCCTGAATTGGCAATAGAAGCAATATGACTTCTTTGTCCACCATTTTTACCTTCTAAAACAAGAATTTCATCTCCAACGTCTGCTACATAATCTGAACTGCCATTTATTTGAATAAGATTTTCGGCGGTAGCACTCGCATTTGTTTCTGCATAATGCCAAGTCGGTTTAATAGCATCACTTATATTAAGTGTCATATCAAAAGACGGACTTCTTGATTTATTAGTTATTTTAGGGTCAACAATATAATTTACTTTACAATAATTTAACAAAACATTATTGTCAAAATATATTGGTGGTGTTATTAAAACATTATCCATTTCATTTGCTCCACCAACTCCACCCCTACTATTTATAAAAAGTAAACCTATATAATACGGATTTGTGATATTCTCATTTACTTGAAAACTACTATAAATATAGTTTATCATAGTTGAATAGTAAATAGCACCTGGATTATTATCATATAAACTAAATACACCAGTTCCACATTTATAAGGTGAATAATCCCAACTTTCATTACTTAAATCATAAATCCAAATTCCAACCTTTCTTCTATCTGTCCCGTCTATATTTCCAGAAATTATAACTTTATTATTTATAATTTCCATACCATTTTGGCAAATCTCTATATCTTGGCTTCTTTCATTTGCGTCTGGGAAATAAGATAATAAGCGAGAATTATAGCCATCTGTAAAAAATAGGGCACTACCGCTTATATAAATCCAGCCATTAGAATAAGGTCTGATTGCTACAACTTTATTTTTTAACGGATTAAGATAATTCCACCCGTCTGAATAACTATCCCATAAACCTATTTGTCCTTCATAATCTTTATTCATACCAACGGCAAGATAACTCCCACCTTGAGCCATACATCTAAATTTATATCCTGTTGGCAATTGTTTATGTAGGGCATTAAAGTTTCCACTATCATCTAAAGAAGCAATATAATTCCCGTTACCAATAAATGCTGTATCTTCCCATATCTCTATTTGGCGATAATCTTGGGCGGTAGCAGTTGCGTCAAGAGTTTGATATAAATTATCTTGGTCGCTATTATCAGTAGTTTTTCCTAAATGTCTTAAAGATGTATAAATTAAACTTTCTGTTCCAGATATTGTAAATGGCTTAATATCACCAAATTGGGCGGCTACCGCTGTCCCACCCGCTTCCGCTCCATTAGCTTTGAAAAGTTCAGTAAAAGTTGTTGCTATTGCTCCAACAATATATTGCCCGTCTGTATGATATGAACTTCCATAAACCTTATTACTTCCTTGCGGGGAAGCAGAACAAAAACCTGACACTAAACCTAAATGAGTTAAATTAGTATTTCCCCTTTGGTTTATGTCTATTATATGACATCCTCTACCCATACCAACTCTATCACCTAAAATAACTGGAGACATAGATTGCGTCCAATAAAAACCATTATCTTTTTGTCCTGTAAAATTGTTTATTCGCAGTTTAGCCATTTTTTAAAAATTTATTTTTTTAAAAGTATCCCCTCTATACGAGCTTGCCCTTTAATTAAATCTTTTATATCCCGCTCCATGTGGTCTAAATGATTGGCTCTTATATCGTGTAAATCTTCCTGCATTAAAGCAATCTTTAGGTCTTGTTCTTGATTTGGTTCATCTACTGATTTTCTTATATGTAAAATCCCTTTAATAAAAGATATGCCATAAGTTATTATAGCCAGCCCTGCGAGAATAATTGTTAGTGTTTGGGTGTTCATAATTTATACTGCTACGCAAGGCACTTTATATTCTACCCCACTTAATTTAATTACAAAATATCCGTCTGTTGTCGGGTCGCCCGCTACTCTTGAGGTTCCGGCTAAATCTACTACTTGGGAACTATCAAGAGTTAGAGCATCACATCAGTTAATGTTCCTGAACTATTAGAAGTTTTAAAAACCCATTTTGTTGGAATTTGACCAGTTGCTATTGTTCCCTCTGATACTACATCAATCCTTGCACTCTCATCAAAACTTGTGCCATCATATCCCCTAAATTGAAAACCACCAAGAGTATCTCCACTTACAATAGTAGTTTCACTACCAACAGAACCCCTTGATTTATATCCTACAAAATATGCAGCACCCGGAACATCTTTACTCCTTTGTATTGTTATTGGGTTCCAATTACTTCCCTTAAAACTCCAAACTCCAGTTATAGTTTCATTAGCAGTCTTATCAGGTAAATCAGCAGCGGCTACTCCGTCATAAGAAGTTGCTGTTATAGCACCACATTCAATATCTCCTACATTTGTAAGATTTTGAGAATTAAAATCAAAAGCAGCACCCGCCTGTCCGCTTAAATCACTTAAAACTTCACTATAACTTCTACCCTCTAAACCATTTGCAGTAAATTTAGCATAATCATTATCAGCGGCATCAGCGTCATCTATCCTAACTGCGTTTGTGTCTGCTATGCCAAAAGTTAAAGCATCTTGCTTGCCGTCTAATTGAGTTTGAACGGCAGAGGAAAGCCCTTTAATATAAGAAATTTCTGTTAAAGAAGGGTAAGTAGATACTGCCAAAGATTGAAGTTTCTTGTTGGCGTCTGTTGCCACTAATTCAGAGGCGGTTAATCCTGATAAAGTTAAATCAGCAAAAGTTGGATTTTGGTCAGATTTTAAGGATTGGTCTAAAGCTCCAAGATAACCCCATTGAGTGGCAGATATTGTCGTTGTTCCGATATTTTCCAATTGAGAAACTTCATCATCAGTTAAATCTGCTAAATTAGTGGATAAGCCCAAAGAAGTAATTGCTGTATCACCACTTTCAACACTCCAATTTGTTCCATTTCCAACTAAAAAATTGCCATCAGTAACAGCCAAAGAAGCAATTTTACCAAGCCGAGAAGATGTATTTTTTATTAAATAATCAAGAGATGTAGCAACGGCAGAGCCGTCAATACCAATTTTTTTTTCAATAGCATTCCATTCGGTAGACGAAACTATATCTCCCGAAGAAAATGAATTTAAACTTGTTGGAAATGTTGACATATATTTATAATTTAGTATAATTTGTTGTTGGTAAAGTTGCCTTTGTATAATTTGTTGCTATTGAACCGCTATCAAATCTATCCATATCAAATTGAGCAATACCAAATTCTGACCTCCAATAATCACCACCCCTATCAGCATAGTTGGTAGTTGGTAAAGTTGCCTTTGTATAATTTGTGTCAGGTAAAGTCATAATTACCAGTCAAGGTCACTTATTCGTTTATTAGTATATGGTCTGCGACCAATTTCAACAATAGATTTTATTCTGTCCCTTCTATCAAGATTTCTTGTTTTAAGATTATCCTGCATAGTTTTAATTCCGAAATTAAATTCTTTCGCCAATATATTGTGTTTATCCCATAAACTAAACTTTTCACAAACTTTTTTGGCAGCATAAGTTGATATAAGTTCGTGATATTGGGAAGGAATACCAGTAATAGCATCAGCAGAGTTTTCAGCCGCTAAATCATCTGGTCTGGCAATATAATATAAATAAATTCCATTAGTCACATTATTTTCTGGTTTTGGATATACCCTATAATGGTCGCCAGTAATATCATAAAATGGGGCACTTTCTGAATAATTCTCTTCATAGGCAGGGTCTTCTATTGCGGTAATATCTAATTCCCTTGCGATATTATAATCTAAATCGCTACTTGGTGTGGAATAAGCCAATCTAACCTGTTTCATTTTTATAAAGTCATCGGGTAAAGAATAATATGCTTGTGCTGACACAAGATTAGCAGTTGTTTTTTGCTCTTCCAAATAATCTTCATTAACCTCAACCACTTTATCAATTAAAAACTGATAACCGTAATTTACATAAGTTAAAATTGTGGCAGTAGACAATGTAGTAGTATTACTTATTCCGCTTTTAAATTGTGTTTGAGATATTATTTCATCTAATGTAGCCATATTTTTGTATATTAAAAGACAAGTAAATGTCCCTTGTCTTTAATTAAATTTATAAAGTTTTCCCAAGTTTGTAAATGGTCTTTGATATTATAATTTTTTATAACATCTTGATAAGCATTTTCTGCTAATCTTTTTCTTAAATCGGGATTATCAATTAAACTTTTAATTGCTTTTTTCCACTCTTCTGGCGTATTTGCTAATAATCCAGTTTCATTATGTTTTACAATGTCTTTATAAAACCAACCAGAATAAACAGCAGGAATTTTATTTATTGAGTATTCAAGATATTTACAAAAAGATTTACACTTATTAAAATAATTTTTTTCTAATGGTGCTAATCCAATATCAGCCCTTAAACTTGCTAATTTATATGACCAAGCACCACTTGGCGTTCCAATAATATATTCCCTATTATCTGGAAAACCTTTGAAAAAATCTTCACCATAAAATAATTCAGTTATCGGATTTGAAGAACTTGCCCCGCCAGTCCCAATATAAATAAACTTTACATTTTTATTTTTTTCAAGAATATCTTTTAAGACAGGTTTGAACGGGATTAAATCTGCCTTATGTGAAGTTGAACCAGCCCATAATAATCTTATTTGGTCGCTGTCATTTGGACAATAAGTTTTTTTCCAATGTTTTTCATCTAAATAATTTGGAAATAATAAACATTTTTTAGCATATCTTCCGTATCTCTTTTTTAACTCTGGTGAAGCAACAATAATTCCATCAGCAATTTTACAGGATTTTTTTACTTCTCTCCATTTTTTACGCCCCCTTTTTCCTTTAAGAAATTCATAATTCGGGTGAAGTTTTGGGACGCTTTCAACTAAATCGTCATAATCAATTAAAACCTTACAATTATATCCTTGTATTTTTTTAATTAACTTTGGAGCGGAAATCATTTCAAGTATAACTAAATCAGCCCATTTCATTTCATTTATATCAATTTTATTATCCCACTCCCTCGCAATAATTTTATAACCCTTTTCTATTAAATAATCAATCTGCGGATTTAACCTATAATGACGAGAACCTGTTTTATTTAAAAAAATTATGATATTTTTTCCAGACATTGTGATACAAATTTAAACTCTACATTAGTTGGTAAACTACAAATTAAACCTAATCTATCTTTAAAAGCATTATTATATGTCAAAACGTGTCCGTGAGATTTTAAGTGTTCTTTATTCGGGAATATGTCTTTAATGTTATGATTGAAAACATATACTTTCATATCTTTCGGTATTTTTAATTTTAATGGTTGTTCTGGGTTCAATGCAACGGCATAACCTTTCTCATATAAAACATCTAATGCCTCTTGGCTTAACTGCCAATATGGTGCTTTAAATATCTTTTCATATTTCATCCCTGCTTGTTTAAAAACATTTTCAGCCGCCTTTAAAAGCAGTTTTGCCCTTTTTCTGTCACAATTATATTCACCCTTTATGTGCATTGTTCCGTGAACCGCTATTTGTATCCAGTCAAAACTATTCATCAGTTTCGCCCAGTCCTTGTATTTTCCCATATTAAAACTTTTAGCAACACCACCCTTCATTGTAAAACTTGCGGGAAATGGAATAGTAAAAAGAGTTATTTTAAAACCTGGATAATGCTTTTTAATTTCTAACATTTCGTTTAATCCGCCAGAATAAGGATACCAATCATCTAAATCTAAACAGATACTTTTAATTTGTTTTTTATCCTTGTCCATAAACTTAATTTATTATTAAAAAATTTAATAATCTCGTCTGAAAGTTGCTTTACATTTTTCTTTTCAGTTCCCCTGTCTTCGTGCCAATTATGATATAAAACCAATGAATATAATGATATAAACTCTAAACCCTTTGTCCATAATCTAAACGCTGTTATATTATCATCTGCCCCATAACCTTTAATTTTAGCCCAACCGCCAATTTCTTTTAACCATTTTGTCGGAATTACCAATCCGTTTCCAGTTATTTTATTCCAAACCTGACCAGTTAATAAAGTATCAAATTGAGGTATAATATTATATTTTACTCTATAATCTATATCAATTACTTTTCCGTCTTTAATGTGTCTTCTAACAGCACATACAACCCTATTATCTTTTACAATTTTATCAAGTTTTTCTAAATAATCTGCTGGCGGATAACTATCACCCATTATCATAACAATATATTCACCTTTGGCTCGCTTAATCCCTTTATTAACAACTTTTGACATACGCATACCAAAATCAAATCTATTTCTGTAATACTGATATTTGGAATTTTTAAAAAAATCTTTTGTTCCGTCTTTTGAACCATCATCACAAAATATAACTTCAAAATCTTTAAATGTCTGTGCTTTCAAACTTTTAATAAGTTGTGGTAAATACTTTTTATGATTATAAAGTGCTGTTATAATTGTAAATCTTGTCATATTTTTTTAAACACTAATATGTTCGTGCCAACCATATCCTATCACAATATCGGAATTTCCCCCCGATTTATTAGTTACTACTATGGCATAACTTGTAGAGGGTTTAAGATACCAATATAAACCCATTTCAGATGAACCACCAGACCCAATAAATTTTCCAGCAGTTCCAAGTGCGGCACTCTCTAATATATTTCCAGTATCTGTAATAATTGGATTATAAAAACAATTTGTTACGGCACTTGCTGTTGTTTCACGATTTATACAAAAGTCGTCTAAAGCAGTTCCGTCAGCATTAGCAGAAAGAGTTACTGCTTCACAAAAATCAATCCAACATTTCCCGTCTGATACTATATAATAATCTCCGTGAGCAGTTTTTTCCGCAGTTTTAATATGAACAACAGCAGTTTCACCATCAGCCACCGCCTCAAATTTATGAGAAACAGCCCATTGTTTTGAATTTTTTATTCTATAATGAATTTCATCAACACAGGTTATAGCACCAGAATTCCAAATATAAGCATCATTAGTTCCATCCGTAATAACAGATTTAACATTTCCAGAAGCATCAACCTTAAACTGAACATTAGAAGAGCCGTCCCAACCATATGGGGCAGTTTTCCAAACGCCAGCACTGGCGTCATAAACATCGTTTTGTATTTCCTGCCTATGATAGGAATTGCTTCTACTCATATAAAAATTTTAAAAAATCGTATAATTTATTTATTTTAACAAAATCAGAATCAGAATTTACTTTTGTTTCATTTATAAGTTCGTCTAAAACATTTTTATAAGAACCTATACTTAAACTCATTTCTTTGACATTTATTTTGTCTTTAATCCATTTATCAATAAGAACTATTTTTTTTTGAAAATCATCTCCATTGTGTTCGTAAATTTCACCAGCATTAAAATGTTCAACTAAAAATGGTTGTCTTTTTTTATTTTCAAAAATTGCCAAAGGCATTTCGTCTGTTATTTCATCTAAATCCCCGATAAATTCTTTATGAACGGATTTATCAGGAACTTCTATTTCTTTTGGTTCAGAAACCCCTTCTTCTACCCTTGGTTCAATTCTTTTTTCCATAATTTTAATAATTTATTAGCCACATTTTCCCAACTATACTCTGAAACGCATTTAATTGCGTTCTGAGCGATTTTTTTTCTCAATGACATATTATTCAACAATTCCTCTATCGCCCCTCTCAGCTCATTCTCGTTAACTACAAGGGCTGTTTTATGGTCTATGGCAAATTTCTTACAACCTACGCCATTTGTTATAACTGGACACCCACAAGCCATTGCTTCTAACACGGTATTATTTATTCCGCTATCTGCTAAAATTGAAATAAACATTGTTGCCCTATTATATGCTTCCCTTAAATCTTCTTGATTAGAACCATTTATTTCACAAACACCAACCGCTCCATATTTCTTTGTATCAAAAGACATTTTATAAATATCTAAATCTTTTATCTGATTATAAAGTTTTTCAACTTGTAAATGACCACTATCCCACCTGCCATAAAAAAGAACAGAATTTTTAATTTTTTCAATATCAAGCGGTTTGAAAAAGTTTGTATTTATTCCGCCAACAATAATTTCTGCCTGCGGGAAAATATCAGCCCATTTATGATTATTTCCCACAACTAAATCAACTTTATCTATAACTCTTTGATATTTTTTAATATAATATGGTGAGTGTCCTATTAAATAAAGAACTTTTAATCCTTTAAATCTTAATAATTCTGAAAAATGTAAGGCATTACCAACCATTAAAACATCTGCGTCAATTTCTGGGTGGTCTTCTTTCTTCTCAATTTTACCCTTATAATCAAACCAATCTGGACCATAAGACATTTTATCAACATAAATTGTATAATCGTGTCCTTGTTTTGTAAATTCATTGCCAAGTTCAAGCCACCTGCGAACTCCACCAAAACAAAGCATATGTTGTGTCATTGCTGCTATACGCATATTACTACACGATTAAGTTTTTTATCCCAATAACATCCTTTTCTTCTACGGCTGGCATATTTATATAAACAAGCTTCAAGCCAATATGTATTTCCGTGTTTTATTTCTTCAAGTTCACAATTATCTTTTTTAATTATTTGTTTCCTATCTTTACTCCAATAATGAAAGTTTATTTCCCTCTCATATCTATAATCTAATTCACCCATACCAAGATATTCTGGTAATGTAAAATGTGTTTTTCTAACTTCTAAATTTAAATCTTCTGCCGCCTTATCACTATTTACACCACTTTTATTCCAAGTCGGATACCAGATTGTTGGAACTATACCAAACCTTTGTTTAATCTTTTCTTTACATTTCCTAAAATCATTATAACATTCCTCATAAGAAAGGTCATAATAAGGTTTATGTTTCCAGCCGTGTATTTGAACTTCAATGTGCCTATTTGCTCTAATATATTTTACAAGTTCAGGGTTGCTATCTATTCCAGAACATATACAAGCGACTATGTGTTTTACTTTATGCTCCTTAAACTTCTCATCCCAAAATATAAATTCCTGATTACTAAAATCTCCCCATTTGTGTAATTCTTGACCTTCCTTCCAAAATAAATCATCATCTCTAAAACGAACTTCTCCCCTATCTTCTAATTCAAATCTTAACCAATTTGGTTTTTTAAAACTCATTTTTTTATAAACTTATAAATTACAGAACTTGAATGAAATTCTATTAAATCAGCATAAAAATCTTTAAATAAATCTAATAATGTTTCATCTGTATATCCCCTTTTATCTTCTTCGCTTTCAAATCCTAATCTTGGAACTGAAACTACAAAATATTTTTTAACTATTTTTTTTAAAATTGGAATAATTTTTTCAGGATAATCTAAATGTTCTATAACTTCTTGTAATAAAGCATAATCATATTTTTTATTTGTATCTAATTTCGTTATATCACCTAAAATAAATTTTGCTTTACTATGTTTTTTAGCTAATTTAATGGCGATTGGTGAACTATCTACACCGATAACATCAAGTCCTTTATTTAATAATTTTTCAGTTACAAATCCATCACCGCAACCTAAATCTATTATTGAACCCTTATTTGGAAATTGATTTATTGTAATTTCAACTAATTTTAAATAAATACTATCTTTTCTTGAATGCCAGTGATAAGCACCAAGTTGTCTATACTTTTTCTCCGACATATTTAGTTGTATTTTCTTTTTTTCTTAATTCAAAATAATCTTCAAAATCTCTGTGTTGCTGTATTGTTCCTGGTCCGTGAGAAACTCTTATATTTTCAACATAAAACATTGTATAGCGCAAAACCTGCTGACAATATTGGGAATAAACCAAATCTTGTATTCCTGAATAAAAGTCATTTTCTTTCCACCTAAAATTCTTATATGCTTCTGCTGGTGAGGCAATACAAAGCCCGCCAATATGTTCAACTGCTCCCAATAAAATATCACCTATATTTCTATATGGATTACCGCCATTTTTAACCTGTCTTGGCGTTCCTCCTGGATTTTCCTTTAATCCCTCAACATAAGGAGATAAAATAAGTTGTCTGTTAACCCGATAAAGTTCAACTATTGTAGATAACCATTTGTCAGACAAGAAGAAACAATCATTGTCAACCTTAATTATAATATCATAATCATCGCCAATTTTATCAAGTGCCATATTTGAACCCTTTGAAATCCCCACATTTTCTTTTAAAGCAGTTAAATTACATTTACCCTTTAGCCACTCTACTGTTCCGTCTTTTGAACCCTGGTCTATAACATACCAGTCAAACGGATAATCGGCAAACTTAGTCATAGTTTCATACATTTTCTTTGTATATTTCAATCTGTCTTTTGTAAGAGTAAATATAGCAACTTTAAGTTTTTTCTCTTTTCCCAAAGATGTTTTACTGGCAAAAATTTTACACTCTGCTGGGTCAAAATAAGTTGGTAAATATCCACCAGTTCTTGGGTCAACATCATTTTTAACAAGATGTGATTTACTCTTTTTATGAATATAAACCCTACTTATTGGAATTGAAATATGTTTAAATCTGAAATTTGCCTTACTTAATCTAATCCATAAATTCCAGTCAACAAATTTAGGTAAACTTTCATCAAACCCCCCAACAGATAAAAATGCTTTTTTATTTATTATTGGGTCACACATTGCTATCCAGTTTACCTGTCCGAGTAATGGAGCATAAAAATCTCTTGTTGGTGCTATAAACTCACCTTTATTACTTTTAACAATTCTGTCACCATAAACAACATCAAAATTATCATTTTTTATTTGATTATAAAGAACCTGTAAATGGTCTGGTAAAAACTCGTCATCGTCATCTAAAAAACAAATATATTTTCCTTTTGATTTTTTTACACCAGTATTTTTCGGTAAAGTATCAGAACCAGAGTTTTTTTCCAATTTAATATACTCAACCCTTGAAATAAACTCTGGATATTTTTTAAGAAGTTTTTTAATAATATTTCTTGTATTATCAGTTGAAGCGTCATCAACAATAATCAATTCCCAATTTTTAAAATACTGGTTAAAAACAGATTTAACTGCTCTTGGCAAAGTTTTACATCTGTTAAATGTTGAAATAATTACGCTAATTTCCTTGTCCATAATTTTTAATTAAATATCCCAAGAATATCTCTTTCGTCAACGATGAACCCCTCTTCATATTCTTCAAGGGCATACTTTTTAAATAAAACTACTTGTCCGACTTTAACTTCTTGAACCTCTTGTCCAACAGCTAAAACTTTACCTTTTGTCGGTTTTTCATCTTTAACTGTTTCTGGTAAAATAATACCCGACCTACTTTCTTCTTTTTTTGGTTTTTCAATTAAAACTAATTTTTTTAATAACTTCATAATTCTTGTCTATTGGGAAGAAATTCCAATTTAATTAAGGGACAAGGACAATAATTAAATCTGCTACTAAAATTTCTTCCCACAGCTGTTTTTAAATATTCCTTGTCTGATAATGGTGGATTGCTCCCCAATCTAATAAATGTTTAATTATATTATTAAATGACCTGTGTGGAATTGAATTAGATTTTTTTTTACCATACCATCTGTGTAAATCAAACCAATCTGTATAATTTTTACAACTTTTTTCTAAAATATAACCATTTGGAATTGTAAGTTTATGTTTTTTCCATTTAAGTAAACAACAATATCCGTGATACATACACTCTGGGAAACCAAATCTATAAACTTTAATTTCAGGATTTAACCTCTTAATAACATTATCAAATTGTCTTGGTGAATAAACTTTCATATTAGTGCTCATTTGAGAGGGTGATTTTTATTATCACCCCCTCTATATCAGAACTAACTAATCATTAACCGAAGCAGCTACGTAAACCTGAACAGCTCCAGATTGAGAAAGGACTTTTGTTGCAAAGCCTGCTTTCCAACCAATAGTGCTATACATATTTAAGTCAGATGCTGGATGTGGATTTTTGATAATTACTTGAGTATTGTGCATTTCAGAAATACCGATATAATCTGGACCGCAAATTAACACACCATAAAGGTCTGCTGAAGCAGAGCCAGAATTATCGTGAGTAGGAACATTTTGGGTTTGGATAAAGCGAACTCCAAAGATTTCACCAACTTCACCCTTAATGTCTAACTTACGAGTATCTCTATACTTTACAAAATCCTGCCAAGTGCTATCACCCTGAATATCATACTTTGTTGCCGCCTGCAATACACCACGATAGAACCCATCACCCCAGCGAGGAGTGTAAAAACTTTCAAGAGTTCTAACTGCTTTTCTGATTTCATCAACTGTTAAACGACTTGAAGATGATTGCGGAATTGAACTTTCGTCAACCGCTCCACCAACAAATTGTTCAGTAGCCGCATTATCAGCATAAGCAACAGTGCCAATGACATTGTCAATTCTTTCAGCAGCCTGATAAGCCAACCTTCTGATTGTCTCTTCAAGTGTGCCGCCAATGGCGGTATCAAGATATTTGCTTGATAATTTAACTGAACCTCCTTGTTCGGTTAAACTTGCAGAAATCTCATCAGTGTCACCAGTTACAGAATCAGGGTCAGTTCCTTCGGTAAGAGCAGCTGATACAGTTGGTAAGTTGTTAATTCTTAACCAATGAACAACAGTTCCCTCACCTTTAGGCATTCTTCCAACCTGAGCAATACTCTTCATTACAAATGAGTCCTCAAAAGTAGTAAGGAACTTTTTATTCCAATACTGCTTTAGCATCTCACTATTTGTAGAAGTAGTAGATGTAAGGTCTGCCATAAGATTTTCCTCTTTTGCCTTGTCAACTTAATTGAAAGAACGACCAAGAGACCTTGTCTATAATCCCCTTTCTTTCAAGTATTTTGCTTGTTTTTCAACAGAAAGTTTTTTGAATTGAGCAATAGAAAGTTCCTGCGTTTCTTCACCTGAACCCTTACCACTTTCAACCTGACTTTTCTTTTTTGTGTCAAGTTTTTTTGAAGCGGCATTTCTTCCCACATTAATAGCGGGAACTAAATGTCTTTCCCATAATTCCTTATAAGAAAGATTTGGATTACTTTTACCCAATGCTCTTAATGTTTCCTTAAAGGGTAAGGCTTCTTTCTTTGAGAAAATGAATTCTCCAAGTTTTGACTCTTCTAATTGAACTTGATGAGCTTTTTTAAGCTCTTCAACCTCACGCCTAATTTTAGCGTCTGTAAGATTAGAATTGTCTGCTTGCGGATTTTGTTTGTAATAGTATAGAAAATCATCTATACTTGAATTACTAACATTTTCCAATTCACTAACTCTTGCCAATTTCTCTTTTAATTCAGAAATTGTTAAATCCTTACTTTTGGATTCTTCAAGTAAGCGTTGAGCTTCTGCAGAAGATTCAGAAAACTTTTGCTTATAATCAATTTCCTCTGTTGTGGGTTCTTTTGGAGTTCCCAACTCCTGCGTCTCTTCAACAGGTTTGGTTTCATCATTACTAATTTCTTCATCAGTTTTGATTTCACCGTCTGTTAATTCGGTTTGCTTATTTTCCATAAGAAAATTTTAAAATTGTTTAAATATTTTTGACCTTTGTCTCTATTTCACCAATAACTTCTCTATAATATTTATCAACACTTTGCCAATCTTTATAATGTTCAAAATCTTTCTTAATACGATTAAACCGCTTGTCTAAATGTCTTTTAAAATATTTATTTATAATTTCCCAACTTGAAGAATATAGGGCGTCCCTTAATTCTTCTATTGTTGGTTCTTTTTTCTCCATTGAGATAGGCATACTGCTATTCTTTGTTTATTATTAGGGAATTCCCTTTTCATAACTTCACTATCCATACACCTATGCATAAATTCTGTCTTAGTTTCCCTATTTTTTGGTGTTGGTAATGGCATAATTATATCTTATTTTCTGGAACAGAAGCGGATAGAGCTGATTTAACCCTTGCTTCTTCCCTTAATTGTTCCCCTCTTGGTGTAACCCGACTGATATTTTCAGCCCCGCCTTGTGGTTCTGCTGGCGGAGATGGTTGTTCAAATAAATCATCTATCTCAGGAACACCAGTTAACTTAAATATAGTTTTTAATAATTTTGGTCTATTTATTCCGCTTTCTGGGTCTTTTGCCACTAAAGCATAAATATCCATAAGTTGTTTTCTAAGAGTAACAATATCTTGTGATATTGTGCTATCAGCAACAACCTCAATGTCAAATACTCCCCTAATATCTTCTGGATTAAATTCTTCAATCTCATAAGGTTCAAATTCAATTTCTTGCCCAGTAGCATTCACACCCTTTGGTTGTTCTTTAAATATAGCAACCGAACGACTATCTTGTATATTATCTATATCAAGCCTTAATATCATCTGCCCTAATTCAGCAATCGCACCCTCAATATTTCCTTGAAAAATACTAAGCAATGTTGAAGCATTTCTCTGCATTAAAGCAGCTTCAGTGGCAAACTCTGCACCTGGAACTGACTTTAAGATATTTGGAATACCTGTTCCTTGTTGGAACTCGCTATCAAATAAAGTATAAAGCCCGAAAGCAGATGATTTAATATCACTTACTGAGAGTTCATCAATATCATCTAATTCATCAACTTCAATTTTTCCACCTGGTTTGGAAACCAATTGACGAGGATTTATATTTGCATCTCTTTTAACCTTAAACATTTTATTCATAATCAACTGGATATTGTCCATAAGCTGATTTACAAGGCTATTAAGAGAGAATTGAAGTTTTAATCCTGGTTCAATAATTCCTATACCATAAAACCTGTTTGGCAGAGGTGATTTTTTTAAACGAATAGCCACAAATGGAATAAACCCATAAGGATTAGGCATTTTTCTTAAAATTTTTGTGCCATTGGTTGTATTTCCGTAAGTTATAACATTTTCTTTTGTCCATCTTTCAAATAATTCAACTTTTGAAATACTTTCGCCTGCCTGGTCTGTATCATAATAATCTAAATTAGAACTATCCTCATTTGAACTTTTATCGCTATAATTTACAAGGTTGTGTTTATTTTTATTATAATTCTCATTATTTTCTACATCTTCCCTATTGGCTATAATACGCTGTATTACAGAGTGTGCCTCACTTATAGAGGGGGCAAACGGGTCAATATAAAAATCTAAAAGATTTACATTCTGGCATTCTGGGTCATCATAGATAATTCTATCTTCTCCGCCCACATTTCTAACATCTGTCTTCCAATAAACTTTCATAATACCTGTTCCAAATAAAATAGAAGATTTTACCCAAGTAATAACCTTTTCTCTCATTTTCATTTGCTTACGCCACTGAAAAGTAAGAAGTTTTTGAACCAATGGAACTTTACTAATATCGTCAATCATCTGTGGTCTTGCCCTTAATGTCGGGTCTTTAGCAACCAAAAAAGATGTAAGTAATTCTACTGACTGATGTGTTTTTGGAACAAAAACATTATTAAGCCAAGGATATGCCCTATCTTGCGTTGAACCTATATAATATTTCCAACAATTCTCCCAAACCCTTCTCATTCGTTGAGTTTGAGACCAATAAGTTTTTTTCTCCCTGTCTAACTCACTAATGAGTTCTAAATCTTTACTCATATATTTATTTAATATCCCCTATAAGCAGTTCCCCACTGCTTAACATAAGGGTCTTCTTCTTTATAAATTGTATTAGTCGGATTTTTTAAAAGCCAGTTAGCTAATGCTAATGACATTACACAATCATCGTGTAGTCCAGGTGGAGCACAAAACTCTGTTTCACCTTTAACTTTATTCCACTTGCCAAACGATTCCAATTCTCCCAATAACTCTGGAATATCAGGATAAAATATTTTACTCTCTTCTATGGCAATCATCAATTTTTTAATCAATTCTGGCTTTGATTTACTTGAAAAAATAAATGGCTTAACCCTTAATCCCATAAGTTTTAAATCTTCCATTACGGCAGTTCCTACGCCAGTCCCATCACCAACAATTAAAGCATTATTATATCTGCGGGCTACTGCCTCAACCCTTGGCTTTTGCAGGTTATAATCCATTTCTTTAAAGCGGTCAAAAAATTTAACCTGATTTGTTTCTCTATCTACAATGGTTATAACTGTAAAATCTCTTGCTTTGGCAAAATCTACACCCAAAATATACCTATGCCCGTATTCAGGCTTACCCATACAATTTCTCACATTTTTACGAATATCTCGGAAAACTTGTCCAAAATCCTGTAAGAAATCAGCTTTAATTTCCTGTTTATATTCCAGTTCGGGCATATCTTTAACAATCTTCTCTAACTCTTCCTTGTCAATATACTCATTTTCAAAAGAACTAATCTGCCAACTCTCATATTCTTTGTTGGCTGGGTCTTGCCCTTTAAGAAACATATAATAAAACCAATTCTTCTGTTTAGGCGTTCCAATAAAAATTGCCACACCTTTACGGTCAATTAAAGATGGTCTTAAGCTTTCATTCCACGCTTTTTCATCAATCATTGCACTCTCATCGCATATAAGGACATCTAATCCTTTACCCACAAGCGTTTCTGGACTATCAGCCGACTTTGCCTCAATAACAGTTCCTAAATGGGTTACAATTCTTTGCTGTCCCCGAGTATTATAAATCTTCTTAATAAGGGGTTTGAGTTCTCTCCTGCAAAGACGAGTAATCTCTTCCCATATTCTTTCAGTTAGGTCGTATGAATTTCCAGTAAAATAAACTGTGCCATTTCTTCTCGCCAACCAAGTGCCATTTTTGGTTGTTGGACACCAGACAACGCCATTATAATAAACTGGTTTTGTTTTTTGTCTTTGATTTTTTTGTCCAAGCCATATTTTATTTCTTTCAAAAATATGCAACACCCAAATATTTCTTGTTTTGCTATATTTTAAATGTGATTGATAACCCGCTAACTGAACTGCCATTTGAAACATTTCTAACCTATCTTTTCTTTTTTGAATTATGGTTCTTTCTCTATAACCATCTCTTTTTCTCTCGTGTCCATCTGCCATTACAGAAACATCAATAAGAAGTTCTAATTGTTCTTGCGTTAAACTTGTCAGAAACTCGGGTTTTATAACTTTATCGGGAGCAATTGTTTTTAGTTTATCAGTGGCAATTTTATTCAAATAAAAAACTCCATTATCATTATTTTTATCCCTATTCTGTTTTCTCCAATCTGTCCAAGAAGCAATTTTTTTAGAAACCCTATTTCCTTTTTCTTGCGGTTTGCCAAATTCTTTTAAAAGAGCACTTCTAATTCTATTTGCTTTTTTCCCTCTATTTTGGCTAATATTTGTTCCACTCCCATTTTCTCCACCCTCTGTCCAATACCAACCAACAAGTTCTACTAAAGAATTAGAATATTTCTTTTTTGGTAAAGTTTTTAATTTTGCAGCACATAATACAAATTCATTGTTTTTGATTTCGGTAGAAAATCTATAACCCCTAATTCTTCTCTTATTTTTATAATTTCCCGTCCACCCAACTAACCATTTATGATTTATAGTAGTTAAAGAACTATGCCCCCTAAATTCACGAGATAACACTTTTCCTTCTTTTTTATAAATATTTACCTTTAAACATTTCTGCCATTCTGCTTGCCCATTTTTATTAAGAGTTAAAACAATATCGCCAACTCTGAGTTCATCATATTTTAACCACCCCCTTTTAGTTAAAATATTCGTTTTTTCGTCTACACAAGGAGCAACAATCCAAATATTTTTATCTCTTTCAAATAAATAATGGACTAATCCTACCAATGGGTCTTTAGCCACAAATAAAGTCTTACCAGCCCTACGACCAGCTACAATAACTTTAAAGCGAACTTTACTTTTACGAACCTTACTCTGCCATTTATTTGGCTTATATTTAATCAAATCACAAATTTTCTTGTCATTAAATTTCATTTCTTTTTAAAAACTTTATTCCAATTCATCGCTTTTGGGTCTTTACTATCCTTAAACCCAAATATCATTTCTCGCCCTTTTCCGCCAGTTAATTTAAACCTCTTTGATTTCTTCATCTAAAATCTCAATTAAATCTCGTAAACCTTTAATCTTAATTTTAACCATTTTTAAATTCTCCTGCCAAATATTGTCACCAGAAAGAATTTTACGATTATAATATTTCGCCATAAGTTCTTCTTCCCAGAGAGCTATTTCTTTCTTATTCTTTAATTGTTGTAAAAATTCTTTTTTATTCATTTTAGATTAACCACTTTTAATTTAGAAAAAATCGTTGAAGACCGTATATATAATAACCCACTCCATAAACCAGAACCCCCTCGTCCATTCTTATCGCCCTAATTGCCCCTCTACGAGGTTTTAATAAAATAGTTGATTATTTACCTGTTTAGATTGTTTAGGGGCAGTTTAGAGGCGTTTCTGCCATTATTACCAATTTACTTATTATTGTTTAAGATTCCCCGTGTTTTAACTTTTGGTGTTTAGTTTAAGCCTTTATATTGAAGGGAATTGTTGAAAAGTGGTAAAAAAGTATTATTTTGTTAAAAAAGAGGGTTTTATTATGTGTTTTTGTGGGGGAATGGTAGGGTTTTACCATGCCCCAAATATTACTTTTACTATACTCTAAATATTATTCGGGCTTTTAATGTTACGCAATCAGGGTTTAGATATAGATAAGTTTTTAATAGTGGGTATATAATTTAAGCGTTTTTGTTAAAATATGGCGTTTTTTAATAATTTACTGATATTTTGAAGCATTTAAATGCGTTTTAAGGCCTTTAAAAAACTTAAGTTGATATAGTTATCATTGAAGTTTACTTAAAAAGCTGTTTAAAGTTGTCCCTTCGTCTTTTTTGAACTTGCCCTTAAGCTTTAATAATATCTCGTCATTGCGCGTTGCGTTAGTTTTATCTGATGTATCTTTGGCCCGTTCAATTATCCTTGAGACAATGGCTTCGTCAGTCCCGTCTTCTTGCTTATCAATCAAGTCAGCAATCTCTTGTTTGATGTTATCTTTAGTTAGCAATCTTGAAGCGTTTGCTTTGGCTGTATTATAAGAAGCATCATATACTTTTTGATATGCTTTAGTTCCATTGCCTTTTTCTTTAATATACTCTTTGGCAAATTGTTTAGGTTTTAATTTTAGTTTAGTCATATATTCAGCAGGCGGAAACTCCAAAGGGTTTTAATAATTTATTTTTTAGCCAGTTTAGTATTTTTTTAATCATAAAGTTATCCACAGGTTGATTATTGTTTTTTATTTTTAATTTGTTATAATATATTTAATGAGTTATTTTTAAAGCGTGATTGTCTAAAACGGCTATTTAAAGCCAAGGCGTGAAAGAAAAGTTATCCACAGATTGAAATTGACAGATAATTTTTAATAATTTAAAATAATAATATAATTAATCAATTTAATTTAAAACTATGACACAAGAAAATTATAAAGACCTTATTGTCAACAATGGTTATATTAATCGGGCAGCAGTTATTGACTTCTTAAGAAATAATTGCATTGC